TACCACTGATGGCGATCAACTGGTCGCCCACGCCCGGCGAGGAGGTCGCACAGAACGTGCGATGCCTGCTCAAGACGGCGCCGGGAACGGTGCCAATGGCGCGCGACCTCGGCACGCCGCAGGACGTGCTCGACACGCCGGTGAGCGCCGCCGGGGCGCGTCTCCAGGCCGACGTCGTGCGCGCCGTGCGGACCTACGAGCCGCGCGTGAAGGTCAAGCGCGTCACCCTCACCGCCGACAGCGATGGCCGGGTGGTCGCGACCGCGGAGATCGTCGAGCCGTGAGCGAGCCCGTCCTCGCCGAGAAGGATCCCGAGGTCGTCCTCGCCGAGTGCCTCGCCAGGTACAAGGCGCGCACCGGCGTGACGCTGGCGCCGGCCGATCCGCGGCGCCTGCACCTCCAGGCCCTCCTCTACGAGATCAACATCCTGCGTCCGCTGATCGACTTCAGCGGCAAGCAGAGCCTCCTTCGATACGTCTCGTCGGAGTGGATCGCGGAGCTGGCGTGGTTGTGGGGCGAAGAACCGATCGCGGCCGCGGGCTCGACCTGCACCCTGCGCTTCACCTTCCCGATCGCTGGCGTCCACACGGTCGCGGCGGGCAAGCGCGGCACCGACGGCACGAACGAATGGGCGGTGATTGCGACGACGACGAGCGGCGGCGGGGCAACCTACGTCGACGCCCTCGCGCGCTGCACCGTCACCGGCAGCGCCACCAACGGCCTCGTGGCCGGCCAGATCGACACGCTCGTCGACTCCATCCCGGGGTGCTCGAGCGTCGCCAACACGACGACGACGATCAGCGGGCGCGAGATCGAAACCACCGAGGCGTTCCGCACCCGGCTGCGCTCCGTGCCAGAGAGTCGCTCGACCTGCGGCCCACGCCTCGCATACCAGGCCGCGGCGCTCGGGGCATCCTCGTCGGTCGCCGACGCCAAGGCGCTTGGGCCCGACGACAGCGGTCTCATGGGCGGCTACCCGCCCGATCCGGGCGAGGTGTTGATCCTGGTCATCGAGGGCGCGCGCAACTCCGCCGGCGAGTTGACTTCCACGGTCCCGGATCCGAGCGTCGACCTGCTCAACACCGTCGACATCGCGCTGTCGAAGGAGGACGTGCGGCCGCTCGGCGACCTCGTGATTGTCCAGGCGCCGACGTTCGTCGACTTCGATCTCGATGTCTCCTACGCCATTGCGGCCAGCCGGGTGGCCTCCGTGCTGGAAATTCAGGCCGCCGTAGAGGACGCCTTCGAGGCGTACAAGCTATGGCAGTCGCGAATCGGCCGGAACATCAACCCGTCGGAGTTGATCGGCCGGATCATGGCGGCCGGCGCGAGTCGAGTTGTAGTCACGGAGCCCGCGTTTCAGTCGCTCTACAGCGACCAGTGCAGCCGGCTTGGATACGAAACGTTGACCTATCTCGGCGTGGAGGCCGAATAGAATGGCGCTCGACGTCCGCACCGCCAGCCTGCTCGACTTCGTGCCCGAGTCCATCGCGAGGGACGAAGAGATCATCGCGATCTCGCTCGCGATCGATCCCGAGCTGCGCGAAGTCGGCGCGGCAATCATCGAGGCGGTGATCCTGCCGCGCATCGACAGCGTGCCCGAAGAGATACTCGACGCGCTCGCGTGGGGCTTCAGGCTCAACGAGTTGCAGCTCTGGGTCGATGCCGCCGGCGACGCGCTGCGCGTAACGGCGAAACGCGACCTGCTCAAAAACATCTTCGTGGTGCTGAAGAAGAGCGGCACGCCGTACGCGCTGCGCCGCATGATCGATCTCATCGGCGTCACCGCCACGATCATCGAGTGGTTCGAGGAGGCGGCGGCGCCGCACACCTACCGGATCCGCATCGCGATTGACCAGATCGGGGTGACGCTCGCGCAGCTGCTCCAGGTGCCGGATTTGACCCACCGCTTCGCGCGCGCTTCGCAGAAGATGTCGCAGCTCGCCGTGGAGTCCGACCGCCTCGGGCTGCTGCGACTATACCCTGCGGCGACGGTCGGGCGCCACGTCGAGATCCAGTTCGGAGGCCCGTAGCATGCCGACCTACTATGCAATCCTGACGACGGTGGGGTTGACCCGCCTCGCCGAGGCGCAGATGTCGGGCGTCCCGCTCGTGTTCACGGAGTTCTCTGTCGGCGACGGGAGCGGATCGCCGATCACTCCAGACGCAGGCATGACGGCGCTGGTCAACGAGACCTACCGCGGCGACGTCAACAACGTCGAGATCTCGCCCGACGCCCCGACCACCGTGCGCATCGAGGGACTGGTGCCATCGGCTATCGGCGGATTCGCGATTCGCGAGGCGGGGTTGTTCAACGCCTCCAACGAACTGATCGCCATCGCCAGCTACCCGCCGATCTACAAGCCGACGCCGGCGGAAGGCGCCACCGTCGAGGAGTACATCCGCATCCTGATCGAATACGCCGCCGTCGAGGCGGTCGCACTCACGACCGACCCCGCAGTGGTCACGGCCACGCGCCTCTATGTCGACGACATGACGGCGGGCGGGCTGTGGCTTTGGGAAAACTTCACGTAGCCGAAAGGGCGAGAACCAATGGCAACGCCAATGTTCATCCGGGAGCCAACCGCCGACAAGGCGGTCATCACCGGCGATGGCACCGCGCAGGATCTGGTTGCATTCGTCGCCGAGGCGACGCTGATCGAGTCGATCGATTACGTGGTGTCGAGTCTCGGGACGGACGCGGGGTATTTCCACGTTCTGCTGCTTCCGCCGAACCCCGGAACGGCGGTCATCATCCATGCGTTCGACATCGCCGCGTGGGTGGACCCTGCCAACGGCCTGGCGGGCGGGTATCTCACGGGCAAGATTGCCCTGGACCGCGTGTTGCCCGTGGGGTACGGGTTGCAGATCGCCCACGCTGTCAAGGTCACGATCGGCGGGGCCGATGCGAACATCGACGTGACCGCGTTCGGCGGGATCGTGCGATGACCGGGCGCGGTCCTCGCGGGTTCAAGCGGCCCTCCGCGTCGTCGTCGGCGTCGTCGTCGGCGTCGGCGTCGTCGGCGGAGTCGTTCACGCTCGTGGACGGCGGCACCGGCGACGTCTACCTTACCAGCGAGACCTTTGCGATCGCCGTCGACGGCACGCACCCGTCGACGATCTACCTGCCCGACCAAACGCAGCTCTACTCGCCCGAGACGGTGCCGATCGGACGCGCCGTGTGGGTGCTATCCGTCGACGGCGGCACCGGGATTTCGCCGATGATCGGCGGTTCGACCTACGACGTGGCCGGCGCACAGACGAACCCGATCACGTCGGCGGCGACGACGCTATACCTGTTCCTCTACCGGGGTGGCGGCGATTGGTTGCAGATGTCGTGGGCCGTGACCTGATGCGGATCGATCTTCTGGCAAAGAGGTACGGCGGTCCCGGTGGCGGTCCCGACGGGATGGCGGTCGCCGTCGCCTACCTCGCCTGGACGCTCTGTGAGCTCGGCCACGACGTGCGCGGGTACGTCGGCGCCGCAGGCCCGCCGCCGTGGACGCACCCGCGAATTGAATGGGTAGTGCGGTCGCCGCTCTACCAGCCCGACGGGTTCGATGCCGACCTTGTGATCTCGACGATCTCGCCGGCGTGGCGGCGCACGTCCATCGCTGCCGACGTGGCCGGCGCTCGCTCCCGCCTGTTCTACTGGTGCCACCACGGCGAGCCGCCACCAGGGCAGGGATGTCGCCTCCTCGCGCTCAAGGCCGAGGACGCCGCCATCGCGCGCGGCTACGCGAGCCACCTGCTCCTGACGCCCTCGAGCTGGCCGGCCGACAGGGGCGGGCAGCGAACGGGCGATGCGATCCTGGTGCCCGGCGCCAGCCGGGCGAAGGGCGGCCCGGTGGCGCTCGCCGTCGCGCGCGAGGTCGTCGACGTGCCGTGGTACGTGCTACCCGGTCGATCGGCCGCGCCCGACGTGGCGCCCTGGCGCGCGCTTGGGCGCGCGGAGGTGGCGCCCGGTCCGGTGCCCACGGAGAAGTTCCTCTCGCGCGCCCGGGCGGTGCTGTGCCCCACCCGCGTCGAGTGCTACGGCGGGTTGACCCTCGTCGAGGCCGCGACGCACGGGATCCCGGTGATCTGCTCGGACCTGCCCGCCACCCGCGCCGCGCTCGGCGACGTGGCCACCTACCTGCCGGCGATGGCGCCCACGTCGGAATGGGCCGCGGCGCTGCGGGATGCGCTCGACGCCCCGCCGCGCCGACTGAAGCTGCCGCCCTACCGCGAGGTCGTGGCGGCGGCGCTGGTCGAGATGCAGCGGCTTGCAGGGCCGGCGCCGATCGTAGTCGCGCGCGCAAGGCCCTCGCTGCCGCCC